ACTAACACGTTGTGATGTCATCCCCCATGTTACACCAAGGGCCAAGATTATTCCAACTATCCAAACTGTATCTCTTAAACTCATATCACTCCCTTATCCTTCGCTTGCTTGAGGAAAGGATTATCCTGTATTCCTTTTTGTGGTGCTGTAAATTTTCCGTCGTTCCCCATCACTGGATTAAGATCACTTACAACTCCACCTTGATTGTATCCACCATATTGATTAGCAAGTGCTTGATCAGTATTGCCTGTGTATAATGAAGCCGCGGCTGGGGCATTCATAACAGAACTTCCTGTTATAGAAGATCCTGTATCAGATCCAGCTGTTGCCACTGGTGCGTCTTGCGCCTCATTCTGCGGTGATTGATTCCAACCCATAGCATTTCCAATTGCTCCTGTATCTTTAGCCCACGCTGGTGTTGCTTCAACAGCTCTTCCAACATTAGATAGTGCTTGAGGAATTACGTTATCTGTAATTTCATCAACAATACCCATAGCAGATCGTTTGTTTTGATTAATTAAATTTTGTCTTTTGTTTGCATTTTCCATATCACGTAGACTTACTTGCCACTCTTCATACTCATCAGGCATCGCTTGAATAAGTCTTTCAAAGTTACGAAGTCTTAGTACTTCAGGAAGAGTATCATCCATTGCATTCTTCCAGTTCCTCATTCTAATTGGATTGGTAACAACCTTTCCTAAATAACGAAGACCGAAGAAAGAAGCCATTGCTAACAATGGTCCACCTGCTGCATGTGATGCATACGCACCAGCTGCTGCTCCAAGTGGTGTGCTTGATTTTAATGCACCCTGTGGTCCTTGAAGAACGGTTGAACGTGCAAGGAATGTACTTTGCGCTGGCATACCATACTTGAATACCCGGTCAAGGACCAAGGCTAAATCTTCAAAGTCTTTGTATGTTGGTAACTTGCTTTGCACTGCTTTAATACTAGTAGATGGAACACTTCCTGGTGGAGGACCAAAAAGGTCATCATAGAAATTTTCCCATCTATTTTTATCTCTGTTAAATATTTTAAATTCTGTAGTAATTGGTCCAGGTAACGCTTCTCTAAATAATTGTTTAAGAGGAGAGCTCTTTGTTCCAATTCCAAATCCTTTCGCAAGAAGATCAGGGTTAATGTACTGAATACCTTCCACTGTTGACATGGAATCTTCAAATATTTTTGTAATGTAATGTCCTAAACCTTTATTATATGCTTTATCTCCAACAATATTTCTTAATGATTGAATATCTTCTCTAACAAAGACTCCTGAATCTGTTTTCTTCGCAAGTGTATCCCAGAAACTTTCGGCAATACGTGTTGGGCTTTTTCCAATTGCAATGTTATATCCAAAACGTTTAACATTTCCTAATTGCTTTCCTGCATTTGTACCCCACAATAACATACCATTACTTAAAAACTTTTCATACTCCACCCATTTTTTTGTTAAGTTAGCAAAAGGTGTTTTTCCTAATGAACCCATGTCAGCTTCAAATGATTTGTAAAGCATTTGTAAATCATCTGCAATGGTAGCAGAGTTAGGACTCTTGGACCATCTTGCATAACTGTTGTCCATTTTTCTTTTAAGTTCATACATCTCACCAATAGGTCTTTTACCTGGTGTTAATAATTGTTGTCCTGGTTGCCAATCATCGGAAGGTTTTAAAATTTTAGTTCGAAGAAAATTATTAAACTCTCCTTGTACACCACCCATTTTATGGGATCTAAATAAAATATCTTTCGCTGTTTGGACAATGGATTTATCATCAATAATTGCACCGGCACTCTTAGCTGCTTTATATAATTCATCATCCATCAGTCGTGCTCTTTTAGCAAAATCATCTGCTTGTTTAGACGCCAGTTTAATATAATCCACACCCATTTCAGCAGTGCTGACATACGGTGCAAATCTACCAAGCATTTCCATTGCACGTATCTTTTGTGCTTCACCGGCAACTTGAATACCAGCCTTGACTGGTCCACCATATGCTGGGACACGTTGGAATGCATTAACAAATGATCCAATGTAAGGTCTACCTGACACAGAGAAACGAGGAATAGTTGTTCCCGCCATTGTTTCTAGTTCAGGTAACCATTCACTTCCTTTTCTATTTGATGCAGGACCTAACCAATCAAATGCTTTTGATTTCATTATTCTTGTTAAGCCACCACCAATAAATGGAATGTTCATTTGAACTTTTTCTACTGCTGGAATTGATTTGGAACCACCAAACGGCATACCAAATGCTTTTCCTTCTTTACCAATATAGGTTGCACTTGTTGGGTCGAATTGAGCAAGACGCATATCAGCCGCAACAATTTGATCTGGTGTTGGTGCACCAAGATCTTTAAAGACACCACTCTTCATAACGTCTGCAGCTGGTGGTTTAGTTTTTAATCCACCAATCATTCCACCAAAACCTTTAAGACCCATATATAGTGGTCGTAATCCAAAGAATACACTACTGATTGCGGCGTCAAAGACTGCTGCATCCATAGCATTTTCTAAACGTTTAGGTAAATCAGGACGATTAATTCCTTCTGGCCCAAATGTTAAAGCTTCTTGTCCACCACCTGTTGCAGCGAGTGCAAGGGTATCAAGTAGTCCTATACGTTGTTCAGGATTAAGGCGCATAAATTCTTTTGCCTTTCCTGCACGGTTCATTGTATCAAGTACTACTTCATATCCAAAATCAGCACCAGCAACGCCAGCTGCACCATACAAAACACTGTTCGCTACACGTCCAAGCCATCCACCTTTTCCTTTTACAAATCCTTTCCCTGCACCTTGCATAAATTTTTTAACTAATCCAAAGTTAGGTTTTAAATTTGGATTTTTAAATCCTTTAATACTTCCATAGGTTCCTGCTGTCATGTAGCCAGCAGCTTCCACCATTGGATAAGGATTAGGATCTTCACGGAATAATCCAAACTCATCATAAAGAGAATAGGTATCACCTGTTACCGGTGCAAAGTCTGCATCCGTTAAACCTGACTGTGCTAGAATATCATTCTTGGCTTGTAGTGCCATTGTTTTATATTTTTCGTCACCAGTTTCTTCAAATCTCTTTTCAGCCTTATCAAAAATGGTTGCTAGTTGATCGGAAACTTTTGCTTTTCTTTCCTGATAAGCAATAGATTCAGCTTGCTTTGCTTCCCATAGTTTCTTTTGTTCTTCATTCATTAACCATCTGTTTTCTTTTCCAAAAGGTTGTCCAGGAAGAAGTTTATTTCCTAGTGATTGAAAAGGTGCGAGTGGTAGATCAGTTGCCCACGGTTGATTTCCTTGAATAATCTCTTGTGCCTTGGTGATAGGAATTCCCATATCAGACTGCGCGACAAATTTCTTATCCGCTGGTCCTTGGTCCGCTGGCATCTTATTAAAGACGCTTTCTTGAAATTGTTTTATTACATCAGCCATTAGTCAAACATCTTATTCCAATAATCAAAAGCATTTTGTGTATTTTGATTTGTTGTTACATTATCTTGTGTAATTGTTCCGGTATTACCTCCACTCCATACATCGAATGCAGGTATACCCATTCCTGGTACGTCTACGCCCATAGTAGAATAAGATGGATCCTGTTGTCTTAATCCATAATACATATTCGCCATGTTCGCTGCACCTGGAACATTAAATAAATCTGGTGCCCATTCTAATCCTGGGCCACGTTCTTTTTCTGTTGCAACAACACCAGCCATATTTAATGCACCAGCCATGTTAGTATATAGCTCTTTATAAATACTCATATACTTACCAATAACAGCACGTGGATCATTCGATGAATAATCTAATAGTGAAGCAGTTTCTACCTCACGGAATGATCTTCTAAGAACGTCTGCTAACATACGACCTGTCGGCTGTCTGTTTCTTGCCAACATTAGACCTAGTGTTGTCTCAAAGATTTCAAGTTGTGACTTACGTGGGTCAAATAATATTTTACTTAGTGTTCCTTTTGTAAAGAATATAGCTCCTTTACCTTTACCATATTTACCAGTATCATCACGATACATTCCAACTTGTTCTCCACCCATTTCAATTGTTTCATTAGCATCTTCCATAACGGCTGCAGTCATGTTAGCATTTTCAGCTTGTGAACCTTTTGGTCCTTCACCTAAAAGTTGTTGATAGTATTTACCAAGATCACTATTTCTATCTACAACGAATGTTTCATCACCAGTCGGTCTAATAGAATTATCACCAAATTCTTGTAGGAAACCACTCATTAAGTCTGTTGTAATGTAGGCAGGACCACCAAAGATTTGTCCAAGTCTTCCTTTATAACCAATTAAACTATCTCTATTTTCAATCATCATTGGAATAATATTCTGCGCCATTGCTTTTAAGCCACGCATCTCATATCCAGCGAATTCTTTCATGGAATCTTTTGCCGCATCAGATGTTAGTACTCCACTTCCTGGTTGGCCCATTGATCCAAACATACCAGCTTGTGTTCCACTTGATGGTTGGAATGTGTAACGTCCAAATCCTAATGTATTATTTTGATCTAAAAACCAATCCATTTCTGGACTGTTTGCTCTGAATTGGCTAACAAGTTTTCTTGATGCAGTTAGTGGTGCACCTGTTATACGATCATACATAATTTCACCGGCATCATCACGTTGATAAACATTATCCCATACAGAAACAAAGTCACCGGAGCGATCTCCTGATTCTTGTTCTTGCATGTACATTTGTAATGCTGCTTGTCCAATTTCTCTTTCAGATTTTCCTTGTTCCACACCCATTTGAAATAACATAGGTGCAGTTTGCATCGCTGTTTGTCCTATAATATCTACAAAACCTTTAACACCTGTGTCCTCGGACTTACCCGCCATAAGCATGCCACCTACGTGCATAAGCATAGCTGCTTTTTGCATTTGCATTCCTTTATCGCCTGTTCCTAAGAACTGTCTTACGATATCTTTATATGCCTTAACACGGTCAACCGCATCACTTCCAATGGAAGATGTATCTGTACTATTAGTCGCGGACATTGTTGCTGCGTTAGCACCACCTTGATTATCACCTGTTCCAGCTGTTTCTGATTCTAATTGTTTTTCTTCATTTTCTAATTTTTTATTTCCGCTATCCTTTTTATCAGGAAGAGGAATAATTTTTGGTTTTTTAATAATTTTCGGTCTATCTAAATAACTTTCTTCAGGCCAGCTCTTAGAATAATCAGGTATAGATGTGTCTTCTTGAACAGCCTCTAAATCATCAGCAAAAAAATCCATCATTGCTAATCCACCTGTCGCTGTAATACCTTTACGCATTAATTCTGTTCCTGTTGTATCAGGCATTCCCATTTCACGGTAAAATTGACGTGCTTGTACTTTATCACGTGCACCAAACCCTGGAATATGAGAAGGATTTCGTAAATAGTTTCCTAATTTTGGTAAATTTTTTTGTAAAAGAAGTTTTGCTATGCCTGTTACCACAGTGCCCCCTTAGGTCATGTAGCTACCAGCAGTTCCTAATCCCATAATGCCAAGTCCAGCACCTAGTGCTTGTGACAAAGGATTAGAAACAGGCGAGGTGCCCATCGTCATTGCCATTTGCCCAGACGGCGTACCTGAAAATGCATCACCAATGAATCCTAAACGTTGATATGGATCCATTCTATTTTGTAAATATGCTTGGTAATTTGCATCACTTTGTTGTTGCTGTTGTTGCTGTTGAATTGAACCAGCACCCATCATTCGAGCAATTCCTTGCCCCCACATGTCATGTGCCTGTCCATATCCTTGAGCTAATGACTGTCCTACTGCTTGTCCTTTTTCCCCCTCGAGTATTCCCGTCATTAACTGTTGTCGCTCTCCCCCAAAAGCTCCTTTCGTCGCCGCACCTAAATTGGCTTGGTTAATTGTTTGATCAAATTGATCAGTAATTCCTTTTGTTACATAGCCTTGGTATTCATTAAGATATTTTTTCCACCCTTCTGGATCCGCTGCCGACGCCATCGCTTGTTCTTGTAGTGGTGTCATACCCACAACTTGTTGCGCGGCTATTGGTCCTTGACCCGCATGAGGGTCTTTCATCTTATTAACTACTTGATCAAGATACCATAAAAATTTCGCCTCCATCTCTGGAGACATTCCACTTGTTTGTGTGCCCACTGTTGTCCCTGTTGGATAATTTCCGTAGTCAACCATTAAACTCTTGCCTCCTCCGGTCGTTCCGAATTGGGATCAAGTGAATTCATTAATGAATATAACCCTTCAGGACCTCCTGGAAAATTGTTTGTCGCTTCCTCGGTGAATACAAATTCACCGTCGGATAATGCAACAGGTCTAATAGAATCCGATGTCCCAGTTCCTGGGCCCACGGCGCTTCCACCTGCGGTATAGTCATCCTTGTACTGTATGCTTCCGCCTTTGTTTGAATATTGTATATCACCATAGTCTTCTGGTGTTTGAGTTTGATAATAAGGATTACGCCATCCATCTCCCCAAATTTCTCTTGCTTCTTCGTAAGGAATTCCAAATTGGAATGCCCACATTCTTATTTGTTTTTCTTGTGACTCGAGCCATTTCTCTTTGTCGGTCATTCGTCCACCATACATACCTGTAATAGCTGGAACGATCGACGCTGGCATATCAACTGGTCCCATTACATCTGAAAGTAATCCAGCCCATCCTTCTTTAACTTCACTAGGTTCTTTTGTGAAGTAAGAAGATGCTATATCTGATACTTCACTTAAATCAATTGGTACTTTAGTTTTTATTAATTCTTGTAGTGGAGGTACACTTGTATCTTTTATTCCTTTAAAAACTTTCTCAGCTGCATCATCATATAAGTTATCTGAAGCAACCTCTTCATATACATTTTCCCAAGCATGTGGCTGAGGTGTTCCAACATCTACATATTTTTCAGCTAATGTATTCAATGGTGTCATTTCATTTCCTAACGCCATATCATACCAAGAAGATAGTGGATTGCTTTCAAAGCCAGCTCCACTCCAGTCACCAGCTAATAATTTAGTTTTTTCTGCTGTATCTAATCCAGTGAATGCTTCTGAAGTTTTAAATAATTCGTTATATTTACCTGCTGCTTGTGCGGATTGAAGTGCCGTGAACGGCATTGATGCTAAAGCAGAGTAACCCATTGCTTTCCATGGATGTTTTGATCCTGTAAGCGTTGCGATTCCACCTTGTATTGCTGCATTCTTTAATGCATTTCCAACCCATGGTGATTTAAGAGCTGTTGAAGCAAAGCTTCCAAACTTTCCACTTCCAGCCAGTTTAGCCATCCATGGTGCCATTTTAGGAGCAAGCCATGGTGCTGCTGCACTAAGAAGCATGATTCCGGCAGGACCTGATAGTATGTCCTTTCCGCCTTTAACTAAATTTTTAAAACCTTTATCTAACCAACCCATATTATACTAAACCTTGCTCCTCTAAAATTTGCATAGTTTCATCATGTGTATAACCATTTCTTCGATAATGATAGTAATCAAAATTTTCAAGATTCGATGTTTCTGTTGAATATCCTATTGGAAAATTGCTTTCGTTCCATATATCGAATGCATCCTTACCAAAAATTTGTATTATTGTCTCGTCAGGTATTCCTTGTGCTTTTAATTTATCAATTGCATCAGCAGATGCAGCTTGTGATATATCAACTTCACCTGTCATACCAAGTAAATCAGGATCTTCAAATACCTTAGATATATCTGGATATAGCATATTATGGTCAAGACCACTCCAAGGATCTTCAAATACCTGAGATTGTGTTGGCATATTATTATAGTCAAGACCAAAATCATTCCACGGTCCAGGACCACTCCAAGTGTCTGAAATTGTAATAGGATCCTCTGAAAGTCTAAAAGGATTGAAAGTATTAGGACCTGTAGTAAATTCTCCTTCTGGCATATTATCATAATCCCAGTTCTGTTTATAGGGAATTGATTCTTCTTGACTTTTCCATCCTTGGAATTCACCTTGATGTCCAAATTCTCCTTCTGGGCTCCATGATTGTATACCCGTATTACTTGGAGAAAAACTATGGTACTCGTTCGTTGTTTGTATTCCTTGTGGTATATTAAATAAATGATCGTAACCTGGCATTATACGTCTCCTGTTATTCCCTCTAATATTTTATGAATTGCTGCTTTGACAACAACATCTTGTCTGATGTGTTCCGATTTGGTAGCAGTTGCAGGATTAGCAACATCATCATCAGCTTCTTTAGCTGATCCGTATTCCTTACCTGTTACAATATTGGTAATAGTAATCTCTGCAGGGACAACGATCTTTGGTACCTTTTCACCGTTGACCATAACATATTCTACTACTCCGTCATCTTTTATAGGCATAAATCCACCATATAGCAAGTATTAACTTATTTCAAGGACTGACATTACTACATGGAGCTGATTCCCTGCAGATGCCTCTACCTTTAAAATTTCTGATTCCTCCATAACCAAGGGTGAACTTAATAATTCAAGCGTTCCATTGGCTGTTAGCGCTTTTGACTTAAAAAGGCTGAAAACTGCGGCAGATGCGTTCACTAATGTTACTGTAATATTAGGTGTTGCACCCGCATCTTCCGAAACTAATATTGATTTAACAATCGCTGTAGTAACAGCTGGCACTGTATATAATGTTTCATTATCAGTATCCGTTAAATCTATTTTAGCATTTTTATATACGTTAGCCATCTATACTCCAAACCACACTAATGCTTCTGTCTCAGCGCGTAATTGCTCTGGAGTGTAAGAAGAATTTAAAACCTGTATTAACAGATCAATAGTATTAATCATAGAATTAATCTGTGATGGATCATATTCCTGTGGTGCTTGTGGTAAACGAGGTATAGATATTTGTGCCATTATCTTCTCCCATCAGGTCTTACTTCGGCACGGTATGTACCAAAGCGCCATGCATCACCAGTTGCAGAACTTTCTACACGAAGAGCTCCTTGACGACCACGTGCACGTGTATCAATTTTAGTTGTTGAAGTTGTTACGGCGTATGGACCATTTGTTCTTTGTGTAGATGTTGGATAATCTCTAAATTTTAATGTTACATTTACCGTACCAGCTAAGTTTTTAAAATCTGGAATAAATCTTTTTATGGACATTAAATTTTCTCCTGCTTGTGGAATAACAAAATCCCCTGATTCAATATAAGCTGTTATTGCAGATCCTTCTGCATCATTTCCTGTTTCTTGAGAATACATTTGTGTTCTTCCAGCAGTAAGACCAGTGATGGTACTGATTGTAGCAGCGGTGCTACTTGAATCATAAACTGTTGCGTAAGGACTTGAATAAACTCCTTTATCAACCCAACTTGAACGTGCTAAAGTTCCAGTATACCATATTTGATCTGCATAATTATATGTTACACAACGATCTACTATTGTAGAAGATGAAGAACAATAAAACCATGTTACTTCATTAAATTCACCATTTGCTGATGCAAATGTATCACGTTGACTACCTTCAGATATATCCGTAAAAACATAATCTTCCACTGCGCATCGTAATTTTTGAACGGAGCCATCAAACATGAAGAAAGAGTCTTTCCCCATCCAGAAAGCTGTACCATTAATATCAATAGCAGAATTTAATCCTACACATCCACAGTTAGCACCTAGTTGAGAAAATCCAAATGTAAATGGAGCACCAACTAATTGCATTTGATACATCGCAGTATCAGACCATACTAGCACTGCACCACGTGAACGCTTAGCAGCAGTTAATGTACTTCCATCAGTTAATCTTTGTGATCCAGCTGTATTAGTTGCTGTTGGGGTCCAGACATTAATATTTTCCTGATCACACCAACGAATAAACATATTATCCTGTGTTCCTGTACTACCTATAGTAGTCTCGGTTCCAAAACATACCACATGTCGGTCTGTGCCGGAGACAATAGTAAATAAACTTTTTGTCGGAGCAGCGGAAACTGTTGTTGATGTGGCAGCTGTGCCTGTGCCAACGGACGTATCCCAATAATAAAGACCTCCATTTAATTGTTGCGCAATTAAATCTTCGCCCCAGTTATCAAGTGACCATTTTCCTGAATCCAATTGAACCGCTTCAACACCACTTAACCCTGCACGTGATGTACCCCAAGTGGATATATCCCATGCACCAGCTCCCCAACCATAACCGGCTGTAGAAACAGCTGGGTCTGTATTTACTTGGTAAGTAGCATTAGCTGTTTCAGAACCTGCACCTGTACTTGTAGCTGCTGCTTTTGCTGTAATTTGATATTTATTTGTTTGATCTGCGGGAGGAGATGCAGTTGTTCCTAAAGCTGTTATTTCAAATTCACCTTGTAAATTTGCTGCTGTTATTCCATTAACAGTACCTGACACACTTGCAATGGTAACAAAGTCACCTTCGCGTGCACCATGTGTTGCGTCATGAACAACGACATTAGTTGAAGTATTTATTGTTGTAAAATCTGTAATGTTCCCAGTCCCCGTCGCACGTGTAGGGGTTATATCAGCCCACTCATTGTCTACATAAATATAAAGTTTTTTGTTTGTACCTATTGCAAGGTAAGGTGAGCCATCAAGTGATGTCCACGCATGAATTCCACGTGATGCACCTACTAAATAATCAGATGTAACTGTTTCCCATCCACCAATTTTTTCAGGAAGTCCATATCGAAAACGGACCATATCAGAATCAATCCATCTACCTTCCGCACCTGTTGGTGTATCCTGTTTATCTATTCCAGCTTCAAATGGCATATTTACAAGGGGCATTTAATCTCCTATATTGCTGATGCGTAAAGTCTTATCCAATGTGTTGTTCCGTTTATTTTCACCATAATAGCACCATTTTTAGAACCAGCAGTTGCTGTTGATGATGAAATGCTTGATGATGAATCAGAAGCGGATGAACCAGCAAAGTTAATAAATGCTTGGTCCGCGTCACCTTGGTCAAGATCTAATACAGGAATTGCCCCTGTACCACTAGTTTGATCTACTTCTAATTTTGCTGCTGGAGCTGATACTCCAATACCAACGCGGTCATTACCAGCATCTGTATATAATAATGCAGCATCCGTATCACCTTCAAAAACGGCATCAAGATCTGCACCTGAATCATTAAATTTAAACGTACCACCATCAAAAGAAACATTTCCTGTTGCAGTTAATGTTCCATTGGCAGCAATATTACCCATATCAGATCCAATATCAAACATAGTTGATCCATCTGTATAAAGAACATGTTTAGCACCTGATTGTAATCCTACACCTGTTCCACCAGATGGTTTAAAAGTTAAAGAATAAGAGCTCATTGTTGTTGCGTTATCCACAAAGTACCAAGTACCTTGTGCTGGGCAAACGACGTCTGTATTTCCTGAAAGAGATCCTGTTAATTTAATAGAAGCAGTATTAATTTGGTTACCAGTTCCTGCTGAACCTGTTGTTAAAGTTTGTGTTGTACTTCCAATGGCAACAGCTTGGTATCCCTTGATGGATGAATCAAGTTTATCCATGTTGTCATTTGTTAAATCTCCCCAGGTTCCAGAATGTGAACCGGAGGTCAATTTATTTAATTGTAATATCGTCGTATCGGCCATGTATCCTCCTAACCTGTATTAACTTCTATCCACGTTGAAGTGTTAGAGTCATCCACTACACTCCATGAACTTCCACCTGTGTCTGGAACACCATTCCAAATTGTTAGTTTAGGGTCCCCTACTGCAAATGTTGCCTCAACTCCTGTTGGGTAAACATTCGCTGTTCCTGTAACTGTAACCGTTCCTAGACTGAAAGTCGCAGAGACGCCAGTTACAAGGTATTTAAACTCTATTGTAACAGTTCCAATACTAAATGTCGAGGAAACTCCAGTTGGATAAACATTAGCAGTTCCTGTAACTGTTGGATCACCTACAGAAAAAGTTGCATATACCCCTGTTGGCTCAACAAGTGCTGTACCGGTTACGGTGACAGTTCCTAACCCGAAAGTTGCAGATACCCCTGTTGGGGATATATTAGGACTTAAAATAAAAGAAGGAGAT